TCGAATAGCCTCTTGCACGCTAGAAAAGCCTCAAAGGCCTCATCGGTCTTTGCGAGCTTGTGTAGCTTCACGGACCTTGGGCGAACATGAAGCACGCCCTGAATGTCCGCCTGGGGCATCGGGATGTCATTGCCGTTCGCGTCTAGGATCACGTCAGCATGCGCGAGGGCTGAAGTCTGCATTGCGACCTCAGGATGAGCCTGGTTACCTGTCTTCGTGTCTACGATCCACAAGCCGCCCCAGAGCTTCCACATAAGGTCACCAGTGCCCGCGTACCCGTGCTTATAGGACCAGACTGTGTATTCGCTCCGGATGATCTCAGGCTTAGCCTGGGAGACGAAGTTAAGGAACTGAAGGTACATATTCTGAGCTGTTGGGGTCGAAAAGGTTTGACCCTCATCCGGCTCTTCGTTCCTGACGAACATGTCGATAGCGTTGTGAACTTCGTCACCAATAGCCGCGGCCGGGTTCGGCCGGTTCGGAATCGCCTTCAAAGTCCCAACAGCAACCTTAGGACCAAACTTCTTAACCGTCTCCTGAAGATTGTCAAGGTTCTCAATAGCATATTCGGCAACAAGTTTCGCATAATACGGTGGAAGGAATGCTTTGTTTAGCATCCCGATAATGTTGGTTACTGAAGGCTTAGGAGCGTAAGGGTCTGTAGGGTCAATCTCGGCTTCACGGCCTAGAGACCCAAGAGCCGTCTTAGCCTTGAAGGCGTCAAGGATGAACGACGGATGAGCGTAAAAGCGCCCAAAGTCCGTCTGGAAACTTCGAGTCGGGTTAGTCATGCCTGCGCCTTCCTGTACCAATGATCGCGCCAAGTCGTGAACGAATGACACATCATCTCGGGACTTGGAGCCAGGTAGCCGCTAGGGCCTTCAGGTCTGAAGGCGTAAGTGACCGGATAGACCTCGGATAGTGCGAACCAGTGTTCGCGGTACTGCTCCCATTCATCTTCTTCAGAGTCCATGTGAGCCCTTCATTTACGGGGACACTTAACCTGTAAACGATGACAACAGAAAAGCCCCGCCGAAGCGGGGCTGATCCGTGTTAGGCGCTTAAGCCGCGACAGGCTCTGAAGACGCCTGGGTAATGGCTAGCGGAATCTGAGTGCTTTGCAGGTGACTTTGATACCCTGAAATCGTACGGTCATTATTAGCATCCTGTGCGCGTGCGATACGTTGCATCCCCATAGCCGATACGGCCTTGTGAAGCTGAGACGTACTGGCCGTAATGATGTCAGACGTTGTAATGCCGTACTTGGCTGGCGAACGGGGAGACTCCTGCGATTGTCCGAGGGGAAGCCATCTGCACTGCGGCGCGAATTCCGAATAGTCACGGATGACACGAACGATACTCGCCTCGCTCCGGATTCCGAGAAGGGTCATCATCTGGCGACGGGTAATGGGCGGAAGACTCTTCGTGTGTCGCCGGTCCATGAGATTCGCAAAGTCGAGAAGCAGGGCCGTTGACTTGCAACGCAGCTCAGAGCGTCGCGGGAAATTGTCTAGCGGAACCATGTCTCTAAAACCCTTTCTTGATATTGTCTATATCTTGACTGATCTGGTCTAGGTACGCTTCTGCCATCGGGTGACGAACGCCTGTCGGCCATGACAGCAAACGACCGTGAAGCCTTGTTGTGTCCTGAAACAAGTCCCCGAAGTATTCGTTATGCCATGCCTGTTCGGCCTGTTCGTCCGGCGGGTCTTCATGGACGATCTCGCCTTGGATGACTTCAGGGTTATCGCCCGGAGGATTATCGGATACAGGCAGCCCCGGAGGCGCTGAACGGCCTCCTGGGCCTTCAGAGCCTGACTTGACCTGAGACCCGTTCGTACCCTTAACGACCGACGAGTATTTCCGATCGAACTCGTCGGGATTGGCACACTGTGTGACAGCCAGGATCGCCCGGCGGACAGTCTCACGACTCAAGTCCTCATCGGCCGCTGCGGCTATCTGACGCAGAGAGCGTCCGTTCCGCTTCGCCTCGATGCACGCTTGGGCGAACTCGTACGTTGCGAGCTTGAAGCGGCTGTAAGTCTCACGGACCCGGGCGAGGTCTTCGGGAAGGTCGGTCACGCCGGAGCCTGTAAACGATGACAGCCCGCCCGGCCGCGCCTTCACGATGTCATCGTTTACAGTATAAGTGTAAGGATCTTTAAAGCTATATAGTCTATATAGACCCTAGAGACTCTTACCCTTTGAATACTTCTAATAGCTTAAAAGCTCAAGAGTCCTTAAGGACTCAATCGGCGTATGGCTCCACGCGAACCCTAGCGGTCAACGGGCCTTCTTAGAGTCATCATGTTCCGCATAATGAACGCTACGGAAGTGATGACGTTGCCTGAGAGACACGCGCGTCTAATAGGTCTCTTAGTTCCCGGTGGAAGTTCATAGTTAAAGCGCGAGGGACTTCGCGACTGGATAGACGTAAGAGCCTTTCGAGAATACGAGTCTCCAACCCTTTAATGGCTTCTGTTTCTTCTCCAAGGCTTGATTTCATCTGAAGGTTGAAAATGCCAGCGCCTAAGAACTTTAAGACCCGGATCGAACCTGAGCACGTAGAGACTCTAGAGCCTATGCCGCCTGAGTACCTTGAAGCCCATAAGGCTTCTGTGCGCGAACAGATTCTACGGCAATGGCCACTTCTGGAAACCGAAGACGTTAAGTCTCAGGAGCGCCGATGAGCCTTGTAACGGTCTCTGCAACCCTGGGCGTTACGTGCCATTACTGGTTCTCGCCCCAGGCCGTAGAGAGCCCTTCAGGGAGTGGCATCACTGCCCCTGGGATCGTTCACGGCTACGTGACCCCAGAGACCGCAGGGACCACTGCGACCCTTAGCGTCGAGCTTGACAACGCCTACGCCTGGGATGTTCGGCTGAGCCTTGAGAACGCCCCTCCGGTCGAGTTCGAAGGCTTCCAGCCCGGTAGCGGAGGGGACTTGCTGACGCTTCTCGCGGCGCAAGGATGGGTAGCGCTGTGATCAATGCGCTTATTGGCGGCTCAATCGGCGCTATATGGGCGCTTACGGTTTGGTATGGGCTCGATCGATGGCTAGGCGAGTAGCCTGTAGGCGCTGCGGTCTTCCAAGCCCTGTGAGCCTATGCGCCCGATGCGTCGGGGAGACTTACGGGTCCGCTGAGTACCAGCGCAACTCGGCATTGATTAAAGCCGAAGTTTCCAGACGCTTGACCCTCCATGTTCCGGTCCTATGTTTTATCTGCGGAAAGCAAATTGTTTCTGCGGCTAATGTTTCTATCGAGCATATTGTTTCGGTAGGCAATGGTGGTGGTAATGGACTGGACAACCTAGCGCCTGCCCACCCTAAGTGCAACTATGCTAAGCGGCCTTCGTTCTAGTAATCATGTTGCGGTGTGTAGTCGTAATGATTATGCATGGCCTAGACGATTGTTAGCCTCCGTTTATGCAGTGTATATTTATACATTGAGTGCTATCGATGACATCGAACAGCGCTCCAATCTGGGCTTACTCACTTTCATCGATAAGGCCCTGACCTGCGAATATGTGTGGGGGTAGGGTCTATAGTGCCCTGACCTGCGGAAATGCTCACCACCCGTCGGGCACGCACACATCGACTCGTTTCGATTCCGTTTTTGCATAAACGGACATTCGGGCGCTATTCGCCGTATGAATATGCAGTTACTGACGGTAATCCTCCATTTATGCAATCACTGCATGGATATGCAATCACGTAATTAGGAGCCTTCAATTCCCGCGCAACCCGTACCGATCGAGCGTCACCTTGCGCGCTCTCAGAACGGGAAGACGCTAGGCGGCAGAGACCTCAACATCATTGATGTTAGCGGCCTTGAAGCCCCTAAAGCCCCTCCCGCCCCTGATGGCCTGGGCGAGCGCGGTCAACTTGAATGGCAAAAAATTTGGTCGGCTGGTAAATGGCTCTGGCCTGATCAGGATTACGCCTGGGTCGAGCAGGTTACGCGCGCTTATGACGACCTGGCCACATACCGCGAGACCGTAGCGGCCGAAGGCCTGACGGTCGAGGGCTACAACGGTCAGACAGTCGCCCATCCGCTTATCCGTGAGATGCGGGCGTGTGAAGACACGATTCGTAAGTGTCTTTCCATCCTGGGCTTCAGTCCTACAGACCGCGCGAGGCTGAAGCTGACAGAGCTTAAGGGCGCTTCAGAGCTTCAGAAACTTGTTAATGGCGGGGCTTCAAGCCCTCAGACAGTACCCGGGACCGTTGAGCCCGAATACATCGAAGGTGAATGGTAAAGCTTAATGGCCGGATACACCAATACCGCGAAAGATACGGCGCTTGACGCTATTGGAGCCGCGGGGACTTGGATTTCTCTTCACACTGCGGACCCCGGGACTACGGGCGCTAATGAAGTTGCGGGCGGGACGTACGCGAGGGTTCAGACGACTTGGAGCGCGGCGGCTACTTCTTCGAAGCCTGGTACGGCTGTCACGATTAACGTTCCTGCGGGCGTCACTATTACGCACTGGGGCCTCAACTCCGCCTCGACCGCTGGGACTTTTCAGGTTGGCGAGGCTCTTCCGGCTTCGGAGACTTACGGGTCTGCGGGCACCTACGTTCTTACGCCCACGCTTACCGCTACGGGCTGACGCTTCGGTGAGTATCGCGTTCCCCTCGACCGCTGGGGACTTTACGTTCTCCGGGGACTCTCCGTCTCCTGAGATAGCTGGCAAGCCCGCTAATACCGCTAATGGCGACTTGCTAATCGCGGTCACTAGTGGCCGTGACAGCCCGTTCTCTGCGATCCCTTCGGGCTGGACGACCCTTATTCCGTCGTTCACTACGTCGGGAAGCGTTGGCCAGGCTGCCGTTCACTATCTTGCGGTTCCGGATGCTTCTGTTCTTCCGGCTAGCTGGTCGTGGTCGTTCATCGAGACCCGTTCGTCGGTCCTGATCTTCCGGGTGACCGGCGTGGACCTGACCAGCCCGTTTCCTGCTTCCGGCGGCACCGCCACGGCCTTCAACGCGACCGATGCAACCACGATCGCGGTTCCATCCGTAGTCAGTGGGGGCGCTGGGTTCCTGGTTGGCTTCACGTACTTTCAGGAATATGACCTTGCGGTCCCTGTAGCCCCTTGGAACACGTGGGGCGTGCCGTGGAATAAGGGCATTACGGGCTCTGACCGGCAACAGATCGTAGTGGCTGCGGGCGCTGACGGTGGGGCGGGGAGTACGCCTGCGTTCACACTGTCGCTGGTCACGCAATGGCCGCTCAATAACAGTGCGGATCAGGCTGCGATAGCGGTTGTCGGACTGAACGCCGTTACGGGCGCTCCGTCATTCAGCGGTTCAGGTACCGCGAACGTTGCCCTGGGCGCTACGGCTACCGGGGCTAAGCGTGTGGCGGCCTCTGTAACTGCCTCGATCGGGGTTGGGGCCTCTGCGACCGGAACCCATCACGGGACAGTGGCCGGAGCTGCCTCAGTCACCTTCGGGGCTTCAGCGGCCGGAAGTCATCACGGCTCTAGAAGCGTCACAGCGACTCTAGGTCTGTCTGCGGTAGCTACTGGGGCTAAGCGTGTAGCGAAGGCTGTCTCTGCCGCTATTGGCTTTCTGGCCTCTGCTACGGGGGCTGTCGGGCCTGAAGGCGGGCAGACCGTTCTGTGTCAGCGGATCGACTCTGGCTCGATGGCAGGCGTTCAGATTCCAAAGAGCCTGATCAGTGACCGTTACGCGGTCGGTCCTGTTCCTGATTACATCCCGTGTCTTCAGGTGATGGATGACGCCTTGGAGCCTGGACGCTACTTGCTAGTCGGGTATCTGTACGTCGCTCCGTACTTCGAGCCACTACCGGGGAACTAGGGCCATCCGGTCAGGATCGACACGACCGCGTTCAGTAGCCCCAGGGCGCAACACAGCTCTAGGGCGTACAGCCCGTATGTCAGGGCCTTCCGCATGGTTCCCCCTTGGGTCGGTTGGTGAGCGGCGCTCAGACTAGCGGACCTAGGTGACCTAGGCAACCGCAGAGACGCAAAAGCCCCCGGGGTCTCCGGGGGCTTGCGGTCTTGGTGCTAGTTGTGCCATCTCATGAGGTTGGTTACACCATCAGGCTGATCAGCCGGCAGGCGTCTAGGCTTTGCGCGGGCGGCCGGTCCGGCCCGGGAACGATGCCCGCCATGCGCGCCACTCGGCCGGCCGGGGCAGCCACAGCGACTCGACCTTGCCGCCTGCGCCTGCGCCTTCGGCGTAGGCGTCGGGCTCAGGGATGCCGTGCGGGTGGCGGCCCATCTCGTGCGCGAGCCGGTCGGCGCTGATCCCGAGCATCGCCGCGACGGCCGCCCGGCCCCGCTACCAGCGCCGGGCGGCCGTCGTTGCCTCGGCCAACCTGGCCTCTCCCATCACTCGATGGTCCTCGTGATTTCGTACATCCGGCCGTGGTTCGCGCCCTTGCATGAGCACGTGCAGGCACGGCCCTTAGCATCCCAGCAGTTCCCCGGCCCGCAGATGGCCCCGGGGTTGTAGGTGATCTTCAGCGCCTTGTACTTGATCTCGGTGTGCTCGTGGCCTTCGCACCAGCAGTCGCCACAAGCGGGCCACCCGGACTCGTCCTCGGGGCAGCGGACATCGCGGCGGCAGTCGTGATGGATCGGGTAGCCGGCCGCCCGGGCGGCCCACTTCTCGTAGCCCGCGGTCACGGGCTGGTCCGGTAGGAGCTCCGCGCGGAACGCCTGACCGCACACGGTGCACCTGCCGATCAGGATCGACATGTCCGCGGTGAGTTGCTGCCCCGTGGTCACGGCGGTCATGCCGCTCTCCTAAATAAGTCGTCTTCGTTATAGACAAGTTATAGCCGGGCGTGAAAGTTGTCAAGGATTAAGACAACTTAGCAGGAGGGGGTGTCACCCTCGGGCGCGATACTGGCTGGGCCCCGTCGCCCGGTTGCTGCCCACTTTGAGTACGCCTTCCACCTTGACTCCTTAGCTCTTTCCCTGCCGACAAAGACAACATTACCCGGTCTAGGTAACCTACGCAACCCATCGAGGCGATAACTTCATGGCTTCCCCGCCCCTTTACATCACTACGCCCCCGAAGGCGGATGTACTGAGAGGGGAAGGCCCTACAGTCCGGAAGTTCTTCGAAGAGCGTTGCCGGATTACGAAGCAATCGCTAGGCGGGCGTTCGGGCGATCTGATTCAGCTTCGCCCGTGGCAAGTGAACCTTAACGCGATGCTGTATGCCCGGAGGGAAGATGGACGCAGGAGACATCGTCGTGCTCTCATTGGGCTCCCCCGGAAGAACGGTAAGAGCGCGATTGGGTCGGGCCACGGCCTTTACGGTCTGCTTTGGGCGGGTGATGGCGCAGAGGTCTATAGCTGCGCTGCGGACAAAGAGCAAGCCAAGATTGTCTTCGGGGTCGCTAAGCGTATGGTCGAGATGGACCCTGCGCTTTCGAAGATCATCAAGCCGTTCCGTGACGTTCTAGAGGTTCCTGAGACTGGCTCGATCTACCGGGCGTTGTCGTCTGAGGCCTTCACGAAAGAAGGCCTGAACCCTTCAGCGGTCTTGTTCGATGAGCTTCACGCTCAGCCGAACGATGAGCTTTACGACGTGATGTCTAACGCTTTCGGCGCGCGTGTCGATCCGCTCATGATCATGATCACGACTGCGGGCGTCAAAACCGACTCGACCGGAAACGAATCGATCTGTTACCGGCTTTACAAGTACGGGGTTGATGTTGCCCGGGGCGTGGAGGACGATCCTTCGTTCTTTATGGCGTGGTGGGGAGCCGCGGAAGGCGATGACCCTTCATCCCCCGCGACGTGGGAGAAAGCGAACCCAGGGTATGCGGACCTTCTCGACCCTGAAGACTTCGAGGCTAACTTCAAACAGTCGATCGCTAAGGGGACGCTGAATGACTTCAAGACGAAGCGTCTCAATATGTGGGTTGACTCGTCTAAGGCCTGGCTTCCCGATGGTTGGTGGGATAAGTGCGCGACTCTCGCTGAGGGCGATTGGGTTGTTCCTGCTAAGGGCGTAGTCCTGGGGTTCGACGGGTCGAGGTCGGGCGACAATACCGCTTTGGTTGCTTGCACCATTGAGCATGAACCGAAGGTCAGGGTTCTAGGGCTTTGGGAACGCCCGGCCGATAAGTCTTTGGACTGGAAAGTCCCCAGGGGCGAAGTCAAAGACGCTATCCGCAAGGCTTGCGCGGAAATGAACGTTGTTGAAGTCGCTTATGACGAATATCTCTGGCAAGACGCTTTCGATGAGCTGTCGGAAGAGATTAAGCGGCGTGACGGCGAAGAGCTGTTCGTTGCTTACCCGCAAACGCCTTCGCGCATGGGGCCTGCTACTCAGCGCATGTATGAGCTTATCCAAACCCAGAAGATCCGACACGAAGGCGACCCTCGCCTAGCCCGGCATCTGGGCAACGCTCAGATTAAGACCGATGAAAGAGGATCGCGACTTGTCAAGGATGCTCGCAACTCAGCGCGAAAGATTGACCTCGCTATTGCGTCACTCATGGCCGTTGACCGTGCGGCCTTCTGGCTCACTCAGGACACGGCTGGTTTCTTCCGTGGCGTTCCTGTTGAGTCTATTCGCTTCGTCTGGTAAGCGCCGTACGGGCTATCAGATCCTTGCGTTTCTCGCGGTTTTGCATGGAATTTCGATGGTTTACCCGCCTGCGGCGTGGATTTTCGGGGGAATTGTGGTCTTTCTGGCCCTTGAAGTCCGGTGACGTTCTTCCGGCGTGATGAATCCCGTAGCTTCTACGGAGATCCGACTTACGCCCCCTTCGAAAAACCCAGTATGCCGCTTTCGTCTCTGGCGCTCGACGGCGTACTAGGCAACGGTCAGAATAACGATTCGGGCGAATCAGTTGACCCGGTTACCGGGATTGGCGCCATCCCGACCGCTTACCGCTGTGTGCGTTACATCGCTACGACTGTTGCGGGCTTGCCGATCGAAGAGCTTCAGAAGGATGGGGACTCTGAGACGTGGGCGGGTCTTGACAACCTTCTGAGCTATACGGCCTTCGAGATCAAAGAGATGATCGCGGGGCGGCTCGCGGGCTGGGGGAACTTCTTCGGCCGCGAGGTCCGCCAGAACGGGCGGCTGATCGACCTTTTGCCGTACCCAGGCGGGGACGTAAAGGTCGTGAGGGTTAAGGGCGTCAAGACTTACAGGGTTAAGAACCGTAACGACGATGGAACCTTGGCGCTTGCACCTTCTAGCGGCGGCACTCCGGTAGGTACTTACACGGACTACCCGGACGGTCCGGACTGCCCAATCTTTCATATCCCCGGGTTTGGGTTCGACGGACTTCAGGGCGTGTCGCCCATTATTCAGGCGGCCCAGACGTTCGGGACGGCTCTTGCGGCGGATCGCCTGGCGGCCCGGTTTTACAGCCGGGGTCAGCAGCTTGGCGGAATCGTCAAGGTTAAGGCTCCGCTGGCTAACCAGAGCCAAGCGGATGCGATCAAGATGTCATGGCGCAACTCGCACTCTGGGGTTCGGAACGCTGGGGACGTTGCGGTCCTCGACGCTGAGACGGACTTTCAGCCGATCACGATTGACCCTGAAGCGCTTCAGTTCCTTGAGTCCCGTCAGTGGCAAGCGTGGGAGATCGCGAAGATATTTGGTGTTCCCGCGCATATGGTCGCCCCGACTTCTACGTGGGGCACTGGTATTGAGCAACAGGATAGCGGCTTTGTTACGTACACGATCCGGGACTATACCGACCGGATCGAGCAAAGGCTTTGGCGTCAGTACGGCGTGCGCGGCAAGACTCTTGAGTTTGATCTTGACCGGCTTTTGCGTGGATCGACTCTTGAGCGTTATCAGGCTTACGGTCAGGCTATTGGCTGGTCGTGGATGAACCCGAATGAGGTTCGCAAGAAGGAGCGGATGAAGCCGCGGCCTGGGGGCGACGAATACCTAGCGGTTACGTCGATGAATGGCGCTCTTGCTGACGGCCCGATGAATACGCCTCCAAACCCGAACGGGAATAACGTCAGTGCGCCCGTGAATCCGAAAGACCCTAAGGATAACCAGAAGTGATTGAATACCGCGAAGCCCTGGGCGGGGTCGAGGGGGACGGCAAGACTCTCACGGGTCTGGTTACGCCCTTTATGACTTGGACGACTATCGGGGACGTGAAGCGCGGAGGCTTTAAAGAGCGTGTAGGGACTGGGGCGTTTACGAAGACGCTTCAGGAACGGGATGCGGTTCTGATTCACAGTCATAACCCGGCTATGCCTATGGCGCGGACCTCGATCTCTGAAGGCCCCGGAAGTCTGACTCTGACTCCGGATGCGTCTGCGGGCTTGCGGGCTTTCGCGGAGCCTGTTGACACTTCGTACGCCCGGGACGTTCTGGCTTGCGCGAAGGCGGGCGTTATTCGCGGGATGTCTTTCGGGTTTGAGGTCATTAGCGACACGTGGACCGATGACAACGGCAACCCTTCGGATGCTCAGCGCGGTACTCAGCGCACTATTAACGAAGTCAGGCTCCATGAAGTGACTACTACGGCCTTTCCCGCCTATCCGACTTCTGAGCTGAGCGCCCGGGATACGGTCTCTGCGGCCCGTAGAGGCCGCTCAGAGCGTGCGGCGAAGGCGACCTATCAAGACCTAGAGACTTGCGGCGAATGCGGCTCTACGGGCGAGTATGGCGCCTACTGCTCAGGTTGCGGAAAGCCTATGGCGTCCTCGAAGCCCTCTGGGGCTTTCTGTACTTCGTGCGGCTCTGAGCTTGATGACTCTTCGCGTGACGCGCATGTTTGCGTTGAAGAGCGCAAGGCGGCTCCTAAGCCCTATGGCGATGTTGAGTACGCGGACCCGAAGAACGGCAAGTACCCGGTTGACACTGAGAAGCACGCTAAGGCCGCCTGGGCGTATATCAACATGCCGAAGAACGCGGACGAGTACCCGCTTAACGGCGTGACGCTCAGCAGCGTTAAGGCGAAGATCGAGGCGGCCCTTAAGAAGTTCGGGGTCACGATCTCTGAAGAGAACTCCGCGGCTCTGGCGCTTGAATGGCGTACAGAACTCCGTGATGACCCGGACGGTATCGAATGGGCGGCTATGCGCCTGGCGATCGTGCGTATTCAGGCCGGGGATGACGAAGGCGCGATTAAAGCCCTTCAGGATGCATTGCCTGAAGGCGACGAAGACGTAAACGACTCGGACGATTCCGAGCGTGCGGAGCCGGTTGACGCCACTCCGGAAATTGACCCAGAGACCCTTAGGGAATATCTGTCCCGGGCCTGGGACGAGAAGTAACCCATTTCCTTTAAGCCGGGCGAAACGTCCGGCCGTTTCCGCATGGAGAAAATTAATGGAATTCCCCGCTGAGCGTGAGCTTAAGCAGGAGCGCATGAACGCCCGTGAGGGCATGAAGGCTCACCTTGACAAGCTGGGCGCTGGTCAGCGTCTGACTGTTGAGGAGCGTACCGACCTCGACAACCGCAACAAGCGGATTTCCGAGATCGAGGCGGAGCTTCGGACCTATGAAGAGGCCCGTGCGCTGAGCGCTGCGGTCGCCCCCTCGACGACTAGCGGCCCGGATGCCGCTGAGGCCCGTGAGCGTGACTTCTCCCAGTACCTGAAGCGCGGTATTGCTACTCCGGAGCTGCGGGCTGCGGGCGAGGCGACTAACTCGGCCGGTGGCTACCTGGTTCCCCCGGGCTGGTGGCAGCGTCTTCAGGTTGCCATGAAGGCCTTTGGTGGCACTGCGAACGACTTTGAGACGATCACTACTGAGTCTGGTCAGCCGATGAACTGGGCGACCACCGACCCGACCTCGACTGTCGCGACCATTATCTCTGAGAACACTCAGGTTTCGGACGTGGACTACACGTTCGGTCAGGGCACCTTGGGCGCTTACATGTTCACCAACGGCGCTCAGAAGGTCAGCTTCCAGCTTGCGAACGACTCTGCGTTTGACGTGGATGCGTTCGTTCTGGCGCGGATCGGCGAGGCCCACGGTCGCGCCCAGGCGCAGTACGCCATTTCAGGGACTGGTTCGTCTCAGCCGCTGGGGATCGTTCCGGCCCTGGGGGCTAAGGGGTCTGCCGGTACTGCTGGCGGCACGATTGCGGGCACTGGCGGCTTTGTGACCCTGGCGACCGCTGGGGTTGTGAACAACTCTGCTGGCGCTACTACGGAGCTTGCTTCGAACACGCTTAACCCAACCACGCTTCTAGCGATGATTGCGGCTGTTGACCCGGCTTACCGTCGGATGGGCGCGAAGTGGTACTTCTCCGATAACCAGCTTATGAACCTGCGGGGTCAGGTTGACAAGAACGGCCGTCCGCTGATCAACCTTCAGGACGGTCTTTCTCAGGGGCCGGGGACTCTGCTTTACGACTACCCGATTGAGATCGACCAGAACATTCCGAACCTGACGGCCTCGACCGCTGGGGGTCCGGTCTTCGGTCACCTTCAGACCGCGATGGTTAAGCGTGTCGTTACCCAGTCGGGCGTTCTGCGGCTGAACGAGCGTTACGCCGACAGTCTTCAGATCGGTTTCATTGGTTACACGCGCTGGGACATTCGGGCGAATGACCTGCGGGCCGCTGTGACTGTTAAGCCGAGCACTTCGTGAGCTTTGCGACCATTGCCGTTCCTGGCGACAGTTCTTCTGTTCTTCTGGCCGGGCCGGTCGATGGCGACTTTACCGTCACCGTCTATGGGGCTCCTGCCCTGTATTACGGAAGCACTTCGGCGGACGTTACGGGCGCTGGCTCTGAGGTTGCTACCGGGCCTTTCGTTCGCCTGAACGATACTCCCGTTAGCTTCAGGCTTTCGTCTGGACAGTCGCTTTACGCATCCGGGGCTATTGCGGCCTCCGCGTGCGTAGTTGTCGAGCCTGCGGCCTGATATCTCCTCCGGATTTACGGCCCCCGGGGTTATCGCCTCGACCCCGGGGGCTCTTCCGGATTCGGAAGGAGCGTCCTTAAGTGGCGATCACAGCTATTGCGTCACTCGCCCAGGTCAAGACTTACCTTCGGATTCCGACTGGTAACACGGGCGATGACACGATTCTTCAAACCGTATTCATGCCCGCGGCTCAGAAGGTTATCGAGCGCGAGCTAGGTCATATCGTCTCTAAGACGATCAGGGCTGAGCGGCATAACGGCGGGCATTGCGAAGTCTGGCTCAGAGAACTTCCGGTCCTTTACGTTCAGAACGTTGAAGAGGGCTGGGGTTACTACGACTGGGAACTAGACGATCAAGAAGTTAACTCGATCCCTGCGCTGAGTATGTGGGCGTATTCGCTCGACCAGCCCGAAGAGGGTCTTGTAACCCGGAGGTCTCAGGGGAACGTTCTAGTCCCGTTCACTCCGGGCCGGGACAACATACGGGTTGATTACGTCGCGGGGCGCGAGGAGGTTCCTGAAAATGCGGTCCTGGCGTTCTGTGAGCTTACGGCTCACTGGTACCGCGTGTCTCAGCTCCGTACGGCTAATCAGCCCGGAGGGGCTTTCCAGCCTAACGCGCTTAATCAGGACTTCACGCGCTCGACCGGCAACACGTCGATAAACCTCGGGGTTCCCGAAGAGATTATTGAGCTTCTGAAGCCTGAGAGGCGGCGACCGATCATTGGTTAACCTGCCTTCCGGCTCTTCGATCCCCGGGGCTCTGGTTGCCGCAATGTCGATCGCTGAGGGCGCTCTCCCCTCAGAGTCCACGATCTATTACGGCTCAGAGCTGGGGGCTTACTCGGCCCCGCTTACGTTCATGATCTCCGAGATTACAGGCGACCAGACCGTTGCGGAGATCGGCCCTAGCTTCCGGCGTGAAGAGACCTTTTCCCTTATCTGTTCGCTGATTGCTTACAACGGCGGGGTTCCTGACTTCGCGGGTCAACTTCAGTTGCTAATGGCGAACTTTACGCTCATTGCGCTTGCGATCGGCAATAACCCGACGCTTAACGGGTCCGTTCGGTTCGCAGAGGTCGGGAACTTTCAGATCACACCTGAGACGGACGTTAACGGCCAGTCGGCCACAACCCTTGATTTCGCAATCCGTTGCCAGCAGCGGGTAACTTCACTGACTTAGGAGACCACGAACAGTGGTATTCATCAACTCCGGTATCGGGGCGCAAATCGTTATGCTCCCCGAAGCCACTTACGGGACTGCGCCCAGTCTTGCGACCGCTCAGCCGTACGAATTTAACTCTGAGACTCTTGAGCTGAAGAAGACCATTGTTCAGGGTAAGGGCTTGCACGCGGGCGGTCTTCACGACCGGGGCGCTCGAAGGGTTCTGACGAACTACGCCACTTCGGGCGGAATCAACATGGACCTTCCGACTCGCTACCTGAACCAACTTCTCTGGGCGATGTTCGGATCGCACGGCCAGACCGCCGCGACACTAACTGAAGACTCGACTACCGGAGCCTACTCGGCTACTCACGCCCCAGGGTCGATGAAGGGCTTCAGTATGTGCATCCAGAAGGGCGTTCCTTCTGTTGATGGCTCTGAGGCCAACGCCTTTACCTATACGGGTATGAAGATGACGGACTGGACGATTAACGTTCAGACCGGGGCTATCGCGTCTCTGGCAACCACATGGAGCGGTCGTAACGAGCTTTCGGGTACTTCGGTTAACGGAGACCCGCTGAATGGCTCTGCGCCTGCCCTGGCGACCTTCTCTGAGGCCGCGAGTAACAACGTCTTCCACTTCCGCGAGGCGACTCTTTACTCAGGCGGTACGGTCTCCACGACTGCGGGGATCACCAGCGTTACCGGGAACACCCCTCTGGGGAACGTGAAGTCCGCTCAGGTTAAGTACGCCATGAAGTACGATGACGCCCGGTATTTCCTGGGGTCGAACGGCTTTAAGGCTGAGCCGATTGAGAACGACTTCCGGGCGATCTCCGGTCAGTTCGTTATCGAATGGCTGAACAGCGAGGCGATGTATTACGCCTTCACGGCTGACACGCCTACGTGCCTTGAGCTTGTGTTTCAGGGGCCTTCGATCGGTTCGGGGTCGGATCACTCAAGTCTGACCTTGCTGGTTCCCCAGGTCTTTGTGGAGGGCGACTCCCCGAAGGTTAGCGGTCCTGCGGTCGTGACTCAGACTGTCCCGTTTACCGGCCTTGATGACGGTACGAACAACCCTATTCAGGCTACTTACTGGACTCTTGACGAAGCGTAATGCCGGATCAGCCGTTCATAGTCCAGAAGTCGCGGAAGCGCCGGGGGCGAACGAAGACAACTAAGAAGTCCGGGGTCTATCTGACCCCGGCATCTTGGACGCCTTCGGGGCCTGGCGGTACACGGGAGTCGGTTATCAAGGCGGCTGAGATTTTCAGGGATCAGGCCCGTAAGTCTGCGGCTCGCTTCTCGACCAGGATTCCCCCGGCTACCGATGTTCAGGCCTTTAGTGAGCAAGAGGCAATGGTGGTGACGGACGGGACCGCGGCTCCTAATGCTGCTCCGTTCGAGTTCGGGCTTAGGCATCCGTTGTGGGGTCGCTGGGATACGCCCGGACCTACGCACGTACAGCCGAAGCGCCCTTACATGTCCCGGGCCGCAACCAATAGCGGAGCGATAACCCGGGCGAAAGAGATTTACCAGAAGATCGAGGCTGATCTTCTGGCGCAAGAATACGGATACGACCAATGAGGCGAACAAATGTCAGTGCTTGAAATCCAGTATGAGGGTCGTACGTTCCTTCTCGACATTGAGGACATGACGACTGAAGACGCTCGGGCGATCGAGCGCTTTGGGATTCCGAACCTTCTGGCTCTTGAAGACGGGATGAAGGTTGCGGATGTCAAGTCAATTACGGCTTACTACTGGCTTTGCCTGGTTCAGAACGGGGAGCCTGGCGCGCGTATCGAGCGTGTTCAGTGCAAGCCGCTGAAGTTCCTTAAGGCACTTCGGAACGCGAATGTTCTGGGCGCGGAGGACGAAGAGGGAAAAGCGGAAGCGGAGTAAACGACGTTCGGTTTAAGACCGCGAAGATTAGTGATCTCAGGGCGGAATACCTTTTCGCACTGACTCACCTTTGCCATATTGACCCGTCTGCTCCGCTGAGACTGCGGGATTTCTTCGGCTTGATTCTGAACATTGATGCCTATCTGGCAGAGCAAGAAAAAGGGTAGCTAGTGGCTGGCGACACTAAGAGCGTTCGTCTTGCAATCCTCGGGGATAACGCTGACGCCAAAGCGAAGATCGAACAGATTGACGCTATGGGCGAAGAGCTTGCAACGGCCTTCCCTGAACTTAAGCTAGGGATCGACACGGCTGTTGCGGCTGAGAAGATCAAAGTCTTCCGGACTGTTCTCGCCCAGACGAAGACAGAGGCTGAGAAGCCGATAGAGCTGACGGCCGATGACGTTAAGGCCGTTGCGACTCTTGATGACCTTAAGGCGAAGGTTGACGCTCTTAAGGCCGCACGGGCTACGATCACGATTGATGCGGATGATAAGGCCGCGGTCGCAAAGATCGCGGCTCTTGACGCCTCGATCGAGGCTCTGTCTAAAAGGACTGCGGACCCGAAGGTTACGGTTGACGGGGTTCCGAAAGCTCTTGCGGACATTGCGGCCCTTGATTTTCAGATCGACAACCTTAAGCGCAAGACGGACACGGAAGACGTTGAGTCGGCCGGGGCTGGGATCATCGGCCGGTTCCTTACAGGGCGCAACGGCTCCGGAGGTCTGTCGAGCGGCCTTACCTCAGTCCTGGGGAAGCTTCCGCTGGTCGGGGACGGCCTTACCAGCATCCTTGAGAAGCTGGGCTCTAGCGGCGCTTCGGAAGGTGCCGCTGCGGCCCCTGATGGCGTGGGGCTGGTTGGAACCCTGGGGTCTGTCACGGGTTCGGCTGGGGGCCTCGCGGTCGTAGCGGGCGTCATCGGCGCTGTAGTCACTGAAGCTACCGCCCTCGCTACTGGGTTCGTCGCGGCCGGGGCGGGCGTGGGGGCTTTCGGGGCTCTGGCGCTTCCGACCCTGAAGACGATCTTCGGGGCTGTTGGGGACACGAAGGCCGAGCTTGCCAAGCTTCCAGAGCCTATCCGGCTAGCCGTTACGGAACTGAAGAACGTTAAAGCCCAGTTTGACGGAATGGCGAAAGCCTTTCAGATCCCTACGGTTCAGGTCTTCAGTCAGGCGATCGGAATCCTTTCCGATAACCTGAAGTATCTCGCGCCTCTGGCGAATGCGGCTCAGCCTGCCATTATTGGTGTTCTGGCGATGCTGAACAAAGGCCTGGACTCTAACAGGTTCAAGGGCTTTATGGACTTTATTACCCAGTTGACCGGCCCGGCTATTACGGCTATCGGGTCCGGTATGGCTGGGCTGACTAACGACCTTCTTCAGCTCTTCACGGTTATGAGCCAGAAGGACGTTATCAACGGGATCAATATTGCGTTCCGTCTTGCTGGCGCTGCGCTTTCTACGCTTCTCGGGATCGTAGAGGCAAGTATGACGGTTTGGGATTTCCTGACCGCTCAGGTTCGCGCCACCATGAAGGGATTCGATGAGTTCCGCCATGCGGTTGCTACTGGCGGGCATGACATTGCGGGCGCGTTCGATACCGCGCGGCATGGTGTAGCTACTGCGGCTCACGATATCGCAGGCGCATTCGATACCGCACGCCACGGGGTTGCGACCGCTGGTCATGATATCGCACACGCCTTTGACACTGTCCGTCATGCGGTTTCAACGGTCGGGCACGATATCGTTTCCGGGCTGACTACCGCCTATAACTGGATCTCAAGTCACTGGAAACAAATCGTCGCGTGGCTTGTGGACCCTATCGGCATGGCGGTCTATACGATCCGCACGCATACGCATCAGATCGCCCAGGCGTTCGATCAGCTCCGTCATGATGTTTCGAATGACTTTGCTCTGACTCGTCATGCTATCGCGGCCACGGTTGACGCTATCGGCCATGATATCAAGACTGGTTTCGATAATGCGCGTCACTGGGCCGCTACCACCTTCGACAATATACGTCATGATGCTTCAACGGCGTTTGCCAATACGCGCCATGAGATTGCGGCGATCGTAGACGGCATTCCCGGGGATCTGGTCAAGGTATGGAATGCGATCGTCTCCGGGGTCGAAAAGCTGGGTCAGAACGTAGAGAAGCTTTTCGTTAACGCCTGGCATTCCCTGACTTCGAGTTCGTCTCAAGGGGCCTCGCAGGTCGGCGGGTTCTTTCAGAAACTCCCGGGGCAGATCATCGGATTCCTAGAGCGTCTTCCCGGTGACATGCTGAAGATCGGTGAGAACATTGTTAACGGGCTGCTTAACGGCATTAAGTCCGCCGCGTCCGGGGTCTTGAATTACGTTAAAGGCCTGGCGTCCGATATCTCTTCGTACTTCACCAACCCCCTGAAAATCTTCTCGCCCTCCCGGGTCTTTATGGAGCATGGCGAGAACATCGTTCAGGGTGCGGTTGTCGGTATCCAGAATGCGGCTCCAAGGCTTCATGCGACTATGCGGAACCTTGGGGTTACTACGGCTAATGCGGGCCTGGGGAACGTGAAGATCGCTACCTCAATGGGCGCTGCGGCTGGGGCGGGCGCATCTATTAAGGCCGAATGGGTTGGGGGCTCTGGCGCTGATCAGCAGTTCATTTCATGGCTGAAGCAAAACATTCGTATTCGCGGCGGAAATCCCGCCGTCCTCGGAAGGTAACCGTGACGGACGACGTAGAGGCTCCGGAGGTCGAAGAGGCCCCGGAGCCTATCACTGCGACTGGCTCTTTCTCTTTCCCGTCTATCCCGTTTGGAATCTTTTAATGGCTAGTCAGTGGTATGACTCGACCGCGATTGCAAGCCTTCAGGCTGTTGCGAACAAGCTTAACGGCGGGTCGATCAAGATTTACACAGGCGCTCAGCCAAGCCTTAACGGAGCCCCGGCCGGGACGCTTCTGGTTACTCTGGGCTTCAGCGCTACAGCGTTCGCGGCTCCTACGGCTTCGGCTGGGACGGTTACCGCAGTTGCTAACGCGATTAGTGCTGGGACCGCGGCGGCTTCTGGCACTGCGGGCTATTGCGTTCTTCTGGATTCTTCGAGCGCGGTTGTCGCAACGGGAACCGTAGGCACTTCGGGTGCGGACCTGAACCTTTCGAACCTGTCTATTGTTGCGGGCGCGAACGTTTCTTGTAGTGCGTTCAGTCTGTCTCAGACGCAGGCGGGTTCGTAAGTGGCTGACTATTCGATCGCAGGCTCTTCAGGGACTACCGGGGTCAGTACGAATAGCGCCCCGGCTTCGGGTGATCTGATCCCGGTAGTTGATGTTTCGGATACGACTACGCCCCCGGCGGGCTCTGGCGGCTCTGACAAGAAGATGACCCTGGGGAGCCTCGCTACCTGGCTCGCGGTATTCGGCGGGTACGTCGTGGCCCTAGAGCCCAGTGGGGTTACCTCGGGGGTTACGGACGCTGCGGCTATCAACAGTGCGGTTGCTGCGTTGCCCTCGACTGGGGGGAAGATCCGTCTTGCGCCTGGCGCATGGTATATCCAGTGCGGTCAGGTTGTTATCTCGCGCTCGGCTGTCACGATCGATGCGGCCGGATGCTACATCCATGCTGTAGGCGCTGGCGATGTCTTCAAGATGCATGATGCCAACTTGTATACGACTACGGTTGTTTACGGTGGAGGCATTGAGGGCTTCCCGTGGATTGACGGCTCTGCGTGTACGGGGTCTTCCCGGGCTGTCAACATGGGAGACATCTTCCGTGGCAAGGTTGAGGTTAACGTTGCGAACTTCACGGCCGGAACGTCTATCGGGGTCTGGTTCAATAACAACTATACGTTTACTGAGCAGCTTCACGGCGAGATTTACGCTCAGGGCTGTTCCGTTGGCGTTCAGTTTGATTACCAGCCTGCGAGCGGGTTCACGACTACCGCAACGGGTTCTTTCGCCCGCCTGAACATGGATATCTACATTGACAGTCAGGGTCTGGGTGACGGGGTTGTCGTTACGAATGGGGTCTTTATTTACGATGCCAAGATCGGCATCTATGGCAACTTCTCATATCCGCCTTCGGGGACTGCGGTTCATGCGTGCCTGAGGATCACGGGCGGGGCTGACGCTACTCACACGTCTATCTTTGATTCTCAGTTGTGGATGGGCTGTGAGCTGGGCGGGACTGCGAACGCTTTCGTTCCGTACACGATCTTTTTTGGTGACAACCAGTTCAACTGGATTACGGACTGCTCGGGCGTTCTGGACTTTAACGCCGCTAATCCGTTTACGCCTTGCAACTTCCCGTCTCAGATTTACGGGTTTCAGGGGAACTTTGACGGGGATGCGGGTATTAACCCGTTGTACTTTGGCGGCAGTAGCACGCTTGGGGCGGCTGTTGCCAGTACTCCGGCGATTACCAGCGGGACGCCTGTTCAGCTTAATCCCATTGAGGACGTAATGCTGTACGTAAACGTCAAGGCGGCGACGAACCTCACGCTTGCTATTGGCCCGAACAGCGCAACGGGCACCACGATTTTCGCTAACGCGACAGCGGCTATCGGAGTCATAGCGGTCAGGATTCCCGCGAGCTGGTTTGTCAAGGCGACCTCGTCCGGTGCGTTTTCTAACTTCGCATTTACCGCGATCACTTGCTAGGCAAAAGGTGGATCGCGGAGACTCTCGCCTGACCGATAGGAAAGTAAGAGCTTAATGGGGCGTTTGCTTAATGAGGCTGGCGGGGCTCTCCTAAACGAATCACCGGGGAACCTTCTAACCGAAGACGGGTCTACGGCTCCGGCTGTTACGTCTTCAGGGTCTATGAGCCTGGGGGCTTTCGGGTTCTCTGGTATTGCGGGGCCCCCGGTTCCGATCAGCTCTAGCGGCTCTGCGGGCCTTTCGGGGGCTGGTTTCTCGGGGGCTGTAGTAGTTGCTAACCCGGTTAGTTCTAGTGGTTCTGCGGGGCTCTCCGGGCCGTCTATGACGGGTTCCGTTACGGTTGCCAATCCGGTTACGGTTTCCGGGGCTTTCGTGCGCCCGGGGCTGAGGGGCGCTTGGGGTTCTCCGCTTGTTGCTCCGCCTATTACGGTCTCTGGGTCTTTCGGGCTTGGACCCCGGGGGTTCAGGAGCACGGAAGCCGAGTTGGGTTTCGATCTGGGGTCTGATCCGGTCTGGATGCGTCTGGGCGAGGACATGAACGCCCGGGTTGAGCTTCAGATCGGGGACGTATGGACGAACGTATCGGATCGGGTCTTTCAGGACACGATCACGATTCAGCGCGGGCATCCTGACGAATCCACGACTGCAAGCCCCGCGACTCTTGCGACCACGATTGACAACCATGACGGGACGTTCTCTAGCCTTAACCCGCTGAGCCCGTATTACGGGGAGCTGGGACTTAACACGCCTATCCGCGTGAGCGTCCCTGACACTTCTTCGGCTTTGCGGCTCGAAGCCGATCAGGCCTCAGGGGCTTCGTGTCCTTCGACCGTATCGAACCGTGGGCTTGGGTCGTTTGAGGTCTGGATTGATGCGGATGCCGATAACTGGTATACGCCTCAGATCCTCGCTGGCCAGTGGACAGAAGCGGGTAATCAGCGCGCATGGTTGCTGACGACTACTCAGGCCGGGACGCTCAACTTTTATGTGTCTACTAACGGGACTAGCACTTCGGCGTGTGGAAGTTTCCCGCTTAGCCAGTCTCACGGGCGGCTGTCCGTCCGGGTTACTTACAACTCAACGTCTGGTCAGGTCGAGTTCTACACGGGCCAGTTCTGCGGATCTTGGGTCGCCCAGGCGCTCAGCAGTGTTGCGACTGGGGGGGCGTTCGCCTCTACAGCTCCTGTGTCTGTTGGGACCGCAGGAGCCGCTTCGGTTACGGCGAACGGGTTCAACGGGAAGGTGTACGCCTTCGCGGTCCTTCAGGGCCTGGGGGGCACGGTCGAGGCGAACGCTGTAGCTACTGCGGACTTCACGACCCTTGCGGAAGGCGTCACTTCGTGGACTGACGCTCAGTCGAACGCATGGAGTCTGACAGGCACCTCTGAAGTCTCCGCGCGTCTCTATCTGTTTCATGGGGAGTGCGGGGCGTGGCCTCAGTCTTGGACGCCTGGCGACCCTAACGCCCGTATAGCCCTTCAGGCTGGGGGGCTCTTGCGTCGCCTGGGGAGTACGAATGCGTCGATCAACTCCGCGATGTACCGGGCGTACACGAATCAGCTCAACAAGTATGTTGTGGGCTACTGGCCGTTTGAGGACGGACCGGGTTCGACTCAGCTAGCTTCTGCGATCGGTGGCAAGCCGTTCTCATGGTGGGGCGGCACTCCCGGTATCGCAGGGTCGAGCGACTTTGACTGTTCAGCGCCAATCGTGACGCTGGCGAACTCGGGTATTGATGCGACGATCGTTCCAAGGTACACGCCCGCTTCGGTCGTGGGGCCTGGGGCGGATGCTGTTGTCAGGTTCCTTCTGAGCGTCCCCGCTGGGGGCGATACTGCGGGCGTTCTCTGCCGCATTCAGTACACGGGCGGTGCGGTCGGCCAGGCAGACCTTACATATGAGGGGCCTGGGGGCGCGCTAGCCCTTACGACCTGGGACGGCAACGGGAATCAGATTCAGACTACCGGGCCTATCGCGTTCGGGGTCGATGGGTCTCCGCTCCGCATGTCTGTTGAGATGCAAAAGACCGGAACGAACAGTTACCAGATTTCGATGGTGACTCTTCGCCCCGGGGCTTCTTCGGGCAACGTGTGGCAGGTTACCGGAACGGGCAAGGTCGGGGCGATCTCGAAGATTACCTTCAGCCCTGATCTTCTTATGTCCGGTACGGCTGTCGGGCATGTCAGCGCTGAGACTACATGGACATCGCTCTTCAATCTGGGTTCGGCGCTTAACGCTTTTACTGGTGAAGCCGCGGGCGTCAGGTTCGCGCGTCTATGCGACGAAGAAGGGATTCAGTTCCGGGGGATCGGTGACATTACCGACACTACGCCTATGGGCGCTCAGACTCTTGAGACTCTTGCGAACTTGATTCAGGAGTGTTGCGACGCTGACCGGGGCATGTGGATTGAGACGGCTCAGGTTCTGGGCTGGGGTTACCGAACCCGTGCGTCTCTGGGCAATCAGGCCTCAAGGCTTCCCCTTGATTACAACAAGGATCAGCTAGCGGACACGCTAGAGCCTACGGTTGATGACCAGACTATGAAGAACGATATTACCGTTCAGAACTCGGACGGGTCTTCTTCGCGTCAGGTCTTGGATGACGGTACGGCTAACAGTGTCTCGAAGGTTGGGCGTTACGATACGTCGTTCACGATCAACCTTGCGAATGATAATCAGCTTGACTCTGAGGCCGGATGGATTCTGCATTCGCTGACGGTTAACGAGCCAAGGTATAAGGCGATCACGGTTGACCTTGCGGATTCTGACCTGATTGATATTTACTGGGATGTTCTGGGCGTCGAGCTGGGGGACCGGATTACGGTTCAGAATCCGCCCGCGTGGTTGCCTCCGGGTCTTGTGGATCAGCTAACCCAGGGCGTGACGGTTACTGTCGGGCTGAAGGCTCTTAAGTTGTCATGGAACGGGATTCCGTCAACCCCCTGGAATGTCGCCTATATGGATGACATTGTGTACGGGCGGTTTGATACTGACGGCTCGACGCTTGCGGCTGGGGTTTCATCGACTGCTACGTCATTGAGTGTTGCGACCTCGACGGCCGGAAGTCCTTTGTGGACTACTGCCTCTGCGGACTTCCCGTTTGATATCAACATTGGTGGTGAGCGGATTACGGTCACGAACATTACCGGGGCTTCTTCGCCTCAGACGTTCACGGTTACCCGGAGCGTTAACGGGGTTGTGAAGGCTCAGGCTGCTAATTCGGATGTCCGGCTCTGGACTCCTTCAATCGTTTCTTTGTAAAGGGGGATCATGGCCGGAAGTCTGGCCGTAGCGGGTCAGAGGATTACCGCGGCTTGGATGAACCAGAACATCCCGGGCGCATGGACGCCAATTACTCCCCAGAACGGATGGACTAATCACGGGTCTGGGTCACCAACGTTTCAAGCCCGGTTTCTGAATAGTGCGGTTCTTCAGATCATCGGGAACCTTAACCCGGGGACTACCACGTCAGGGACGGTTATCGGGACTTTGCCTAATGCGTCCATGTTCCCGATCTCAACTCAGCAGTCGCTAGGTGTGATCCTGACTGGGACCGGGGCGGGATCGCCGTTCGAGGTTACAGTCTTCAACAATGGGGCGATTGAGATCGGAGCCCTAGGCGGGGCGACTTACGTGTCGATCAACATCCTTATAAATATGGACGTGTGATGCACACGCTAGAAGTAGTCGGTTCGATCGTCGGCACTATTGCGGCACTGTTCGCAATCGGAACAGCAGCCATCCTGGTCGGAAGGTTCATCGAGTCCATCAAGGCTAACACGGTCGTAACGGAAAAGCTGACAACAGTTATTGATACGCATCTTGTGTGGAGCGCCGAGACGGCTCACGATCACGATTTGCGGCTGTCGGGTCATGAGATCCGGATAACCAATCTTGAAGAGGCGCGAAGGCGATGAACAACGGACGGGTAATCCTCGACGGTACCGGGGCGACCTGGGGGAACACTGTCTGGCCTGTATGGCTTGGCGGTCTTGTGATTGGGATCTTTCTTGTCTTCGAGATTTACGCCTTGAAGACGAATAGCGCCAACACTCTGAGCGCCTGGGTATGGCGGACCCTTCAGATTTCACGCAATGAGACACCTGCGGAATGGGGCGCTAGCGACTACCTGACCTTTGGTGCCTGGGTTGTCCTGGTTACCTGGCTTACGTTTCACTTCTTTTTCGGGCGGTTCACCTGATCGACTTCTGGGTCGGGGTTCTCGGAAACATTGTCGCTTCGGTGATTACCGGGGGCTCTCTCATCCTTACCCGTCATAGATGGATGCCGCATGTTGTCGCCTTCCATCACAAGCATTACACGTTGCATCTTGAGAGGCTAAATGTCTATCACGTTCCGAGCGGGCAGGATTCCCCTCGACCCTAACGCTCCTAAGCCTGAGCTGACTCCGCATCTTTGCGGCAATGCTTTTACGGCCGCTGACAGTATTGACTATTACTCGAAGGTCACTAACTGGGGCGAGCTGGGTAATAAGTTCTGGGGCGATTGCACATGTGCTTGTGACGGCCATATCGCTATTCAGCAGACCGCTTACGGGCTGGGTAAAGCCCAGACAGTTACGGACGCCGAGACCCTTCAGGCTTATGCGGCCGTGTCGGGCTTTGATATCAATGCGGGTCCGCCCGGTAAGAACCCTACGGATAAGGGCGCTACGGTTCAGGCGGCTCTTGAGTACCTTCGCAAGACTGGTATTGGCGGCTTCGAGATTGCGGCCTATGGTCATATTGACCCTAGGTCGCATGATGCGGTTAAGCATGGGGTCGAGGACTTCGGCGCACTGTCGATCGGGATTAACTTCCCGAAATCTGGTATGCGCCAGTTTGAGGCTGGCCAGCCCCTCGACGCGGTTCCGGATGACGGCGGGATTGAGGGCGGCCATTGCGTAATGGTCGCAGGGTTTGATTCCCAGTTCGTTTACATCGTGACCTGGGGTCAGCTAGCCCGGATGACCTGGGCCTTCTGGGATAAGTACGTTGAAGAGGCCTGGGCGGTTATCTCCCGGGACTGGACGACTGTAACCGGGCTGTCTCTTGAGGCTTTCGGGGCTGAGTTCGCATCGGCTTTCGGTGGCGCTAACCCGTTCGCACCTTCGGTTATCGAAGAACTTGAGGATGAGATTCAGAAGGGTGTGCGCGGGTTTTTTCATAAGCTGGGTTACCGGGGGGTTCACGTTTAATGGCCGCTGAGCGATGCGGTCAGTTGATGTCCCGTGTGGCGGCGGTTTGTGGGCGCATTGACGGGCATTCAGGGCATCATGCGTCCGAGAAAGCTATCGAGTCTTCGCGTCGATGGACTCAAGAGAACCCGGAAAAGGCGCGCGAAATACAGGCGCGGTCTAATGCGAAATGCTTGGATGCCCGTAAGGAGTCGAGGCGAAAGTATTATCGTCGCATGACGGCGCAAGTTGATGCCGCCCGCGCCGAATTGGTCATCAAGCAGGGCGGGATATGTCCGTGTGGCGATCCGCTAGTAGATGACATTGTAGTGGATCACGATCATTCATGCTGCCCTTGCCGGGCCGCAGAGGCTTGCGGTAACTGTTATCGCGCGGCCATGCATCGTAAATGTAACTCTGCGATTGGGCTGCTAGCGGATGATCCGCGAAAGCTAAAGCTTCTCGCTGACTATCTTGGAAGGGCTGCGTAATGGTCGATACCAGCACTCATCTCATGCTTGATGACACTAATCTTACGGTTGAGGGCGAGTACGCCTCTGAGGCTTTTGCGATCGCAGGGTATGTGAATGGCAGGTTCGCTAACTGGCCTGCGATCGTCGCGAAGTACGGGCGTTCGGGTAAGTTTCTGCTGTCGATTGACGTTCAGGCTAATCCGGCTATGGGCGCTCAGTGTCTTGACATTGAGAAGGGCGATGCCCAGATCGGTCAGGCTCCGGGCTGGTTCAAGGCGACTCAGGCGGCCGGTAAGGCTGGTAAGGATCTGCGCTGGTATCCGAAGCTTTATGTTTCGGCTGGGAGCGCTGCGAGTCTTATCGCTACTATGGCCGCTGCGGGGGTCGCCCGTAACGAGTACATGCTTTGGAGCGCTCACTACGGGTGGAAGGGTGCGCCTGGCGGGGCGCACATTTGCGGCCCTGATACTTGCGGGTTCCCTCATGCCGATGCGACTCAGTACACGTCAACCTTTGAGGGCGCAAGTCTTGACGCCTCTATGTGTTACGGGTACTTCTTCTCTGCCCCTGGGGCTCCTGTTCCCGCTAGCCCTCCGAAGCCCCCGGCTCCCAAGCCTCTGAGCCCGAACGACTGGGCTCCGAACCAGACTCTGAAGCAAGGCTCTTCGGGTGACCCGGTTCGTGTGCTTCAGATCATGCTTCGTGACAGTGGGATCGTCGGGGTTCGCGGTATCGCGGTCGATGGGTCGTTCGGGGCTCAGACTCTGACGGCTGTCAGGAACTTTCAGGCCTGGGCGAAGCTGACGGTTGACGGGGTTGCGGGTCCGAAGACCCGGAAGGCGCTGTTTGCCTTGCACGATTACCCGCCTGGGGTTGAGACGGTCGACGAGCCCTCGACGGAAGAGGCCCCGGAAGCTGTCACAGTCTCACCTGTCGCGCCCGTAGAGGCTCCCCCGGTACCCTCACCTAGCCCTGAGCCTTCAGCGCCTCCTGAGCCTTCCCCCGAACCCGTAGCGCCTGTCTACACGCATGGGGTTCTGGATGCTGCGCTGGCCCAGAAGACCGGGCTCCCGGTTGGAACTATCGTGTTCGTCCCTCAGGCGGCCTAGATGACACAGACAACCCCCCCGGTTCCGGATGACGTTCTGGCTCAGATCGAGATCAGCCCGAAAGTCAAGGCGGAACTTAGCGCCCTTCAGCGGTTTGTCAGGTCTGACAAGTCCGCAGTAGTCGCAGCGGGCGTTCACGTCGCGGTGCTTCTGGTCGCGGCGCTCGATCTGCACCTGTCCGCTGGTGATGTTGCGGTCCTGGGCTCGATCGTCTCAGCCGGTGTAAGCTACTTTCTAAGCCTGAACCTGAACAAGTAGGGTTCAGGGCATCCCCACAGTAGGAAAGCCCATCAGGTCTTCACCAAACCTGGGGGGCTTTCTGTGTCTGGGCATGTATGATGCCGTTCAGCGAACTAGGGGAGGGGATCTCATGCCTGTTGGTATCCGTGGGCATCTGGGGCCGGTCTATGGCTCGAAGCCGATCAGACTCAGGCGGCGTAAAAGGTCTGTGCGTACTAACCGTGTGATCGGGTATGTGACCTTGGGGGTTCTCTGGCTGGGGCTTTTCGGGGTTGCATGGTGGGCGGCTATTCTGTTGCTTTGCGTAGTCGCGTGTATTGTTACCGTGAAGCGAGTACGCCGCTAAGGTCTTGCGTTCGAAAAGCCCTTCGGGTCTCCGGGCATGAGGGGCTTTTGCGTTTCTTCAGGTCTCTTTAAGAAAGTTTGCTGTACGGCGGCTACCGAACGCTTGGCTTCGTTTCGAAAGTTTTTTGGCGGTTCAGACGTGGGGTTGCTACCATTCATGAGGAACGGGGGTCTGCGCCGACAGACCTTCGCGACCGCGAAGGGAAGTGACCCGAATGACTGAGGGTCGAGATACTGGCGATGTCACGGAGGACCTGAAGGGAAACCTTGTCATGGTGCTGCGCCGTGAGATGGATCTAGGCGAGGTTACGAGGCAAGCAGCTATCAACGTTTACGCGGAACTGTTCGGGGTTCAGGAAGCGATGGAGACCTTCGGACCTGATCTCAAGACGCTCTGACCAAGCCCCTGCGCTCCACGGCTCCCCATGTACGGGAACCTCCACGGCGTAGGGGCTTTTGCGTTGCGCTTCTGTCTAGACTGCGCTAACTTGTTCTTGACAGAGTTCGAGCAGTCAAGACGCTAGGATGTCAGACATGACTGAGCACGCTATAGCGATCGCCCGCGTCTCATCCATGAAGCAGCACGAAGAAGACCAGCGCCCCGGCCTTCAGGCCTACGCAGACCGCAAGGGCTACACGCTTGATGAGATGATTCCGGTTCACGGGCGCTCAGCCTTCCACGGCAAGCACGTCAAACACATTCTGGCCGCCGTAGACAAACACGTCAGGAACGGCCAGGCGTCCATCGTGATCTTCCGGCATGTTGACCGTTCAAGCCGTGAAGGCGTCTTCGAAGGCTTCGATCTCCTGAAGAAAATCATGGACGCCGGAGCCCGGGTCGAGTTCAGCGAGCAAGAGTACCTGACGGAACAACCCGGGCTCATCGGCCTCTTCTTCGACCTGGCCAAGAAAGAATCTGAGATCAAGCAAGACCGGAAGGTGCAGGGGAACGCTGCGAAGCGGGCACGCGGGGAACTCGTGGGCTCTGTCCCCTGGGGTTATGAGCCTGTCATGCGTGATGACGTTCGGGTCGGCATCAAACCCTCACCGCTCGGACGCAAATGGGTTCCCCTGGTGTTCCATGCTGCTGCGGAAGGCAAGACCCTACGGACGATCTCAGACATACTCCGGGGCGTTCCGTCCCCCGCACGTAAAGGCGTCTGGGACATGACGACCCTCGCGCGCCTGATCGCCAACCCGACGTATCACGGTTCGATGCGAGGCAACCCCAACATGAAGTTTGAACCGCTTGTTCCGGTCGAGCTTTGGCAGAAGGCGAACCTGGCCGTGAAGACCCGTTCGAACGGAGGCCGTGGGGTTCTGAAGGGGGAACCGCGGTTCGTCATCCCGGTCTGTGATGAGTGCCTGGGCGTCCAGCGCGAGGGCTGCCCGGATGGGGTCTCCCCTATGTATATCTCCACGACGACGAACCGTCAGGGCCGCACATACAGGTATTACTACTGCCGTGGGACTGGTCCCGTCCGTAAGGGCTGCGGGGCTCCGGTGATCCCTGTTCCGTTGCTTGATGAGGCGATCGACCGGCATATGGCGGCGGATACCCGCCCGCATCCTGAAACGAAGTTCGTTCCGGGCGATGACACGTCAGAGGCCCGTGCGCTCATCAATGAGAAGATCCGGGTCGCGCAAGAAGCCGGGGATTACCTTCTGGTCGCCCAGTTGGCGCAAGAGGCTATGGCGATCGGCCCTTCAGAGCGCAAAGCCGAGCTGATCCGGGTTGACTCAGGGATCACAGTCGGTCAGCACTGGCAAGGCCTGAGCCCCGCTGAGAAGCGTGATGAGCTGACGCGCTGGCGCGTGTACGCCCGGCGCGGAGGCCGGGTCCGGATTGAAGGCCCGTGGCGTGAAGACGGCAAGAGCCTGATCGGGGATGCGATCGCAGCGGACCAGAACGTCACTCCTGTTCTGGCCACTGCTCCCGGGGCGTGACGACCATACCGACCCCGGGAACGGAAACGAGATAGCCCAGATCCGCTAGGAGCGCCTGGGCTTTTCTCGCCGTCTCCCCCGCGACCCCATACCTCTGAACCAGCGCGTTCTTAGACGGCGCTGGGGTTCCGGGTGCCCATACGCCCGCGCGTATCTCAGCCTCGACCCGTGCGGCGATCTGACGGTAGCGCGGAACGCTGGTCAGGTCGAGGTCATCACTTGCCACAACCCGAACATAGCCACGGACTAGGGGGCCTAACCTGAGAGGTTTGCCTAGGTAGACTAGGTGACCTAGTATCTGGGGTTATGGGGATACAAGACGCAGGGATTGTTGAGATGCGAGGCTGGGAGGTTTGGGCGGTTGCGCCCCTGTACGGCCCGGTCTCCTGGTCTGCGAGGCCTGTAGGGGCTTTGGTTGCAGCCCTGACCGACTGCCCGGACCTTGAGACTCTTGAGCATGAGATCGACGCTTACGAAGCGGATCTTGACGCGAAGGTCTGTAAGGCCCGTGAGACCCTAGACAGCCTTCCGGCGTGGAACACCGGAGGGCGAGAGGTTCAGGAACACTTGATCAGCGCTCTTGCTGAGCTAGCCCCTCGGGTTGCGGGGGCGCTGAGGGCCTGAACCTTAAAAAAGAAGCCCCCGGGACTCGGCGGTCCCGGGGGCTTCGTCATGTCTGGGGTTAGGCGGCATCCGCAAGAACCCTGCGGTTAGCGACAGCCCACGCCTTGAAGTCTTCAAGCTCTGCGCGCCTGCGCTTTGTGTAAACGTAGGGCTTGATACCTAGCGCCTCTGCGGCTTCTCTCCACGTCTTACCGTCAAGTTCCATAAGGCAGAGGATCGGGAAGCGCTCACGGATCGCAGCCCCATCGGGCGAGACCTCTCCGGGAAGCTGACCGTTAACCCATGTCTGGGCTACTTCATCCATGCTGTCAGCGCGTTCTAGTTCACGCTCGATCGACAGCGGATGAGACTCAACCGGCCCCCCGCGACTCGCAGCCCGGAATGATTTCGAAGTCCTTGACAGCTCTTCGGCTACAAACTGGTCGAGCGCTGCTTGTACGTAGCGCTCCCCGCCTTCCGCCTCAAGCTTCTGAAGCGTCCCGCTGATCGATACACGCTTAGTGTTAGGGATCAGACCCCCAAGGATGAGCATTCCTTCGCGGGCGAACTGTTCAATGTCTTCACGTTGGAACGCCGCGAAGTCCCCACGGGCGATCAGGTAACCCTTCCACTTGCGGTAGTTCTTTGCGATAGCGAAGTCAACAACTTTCTTGTACTGGATAAGAAGGTTGGCGGCTTCGGTTTCAAAGCTTGTCATGAGGGGTTCCTTAGGATGCTTGCGGAAGGTTGTGGAAGGGGTTGAGAACGTCTACTGGGTCTGTGACTGGGGGGACGATAGCGGTAACGTCTGGCCCGTCGTAAACGCCCTTCTGGGGCTCTACAGGGGCCTTCTTGCGGGGCGTGCTGTTCTTAGAGCCGACGGGCCTTCCGCGCTTGGGGGTCTCTGCGGCTTTCTGGGCTTTGTCCTGGGCGGCCTTACGTTCCGCGACGATCCGGAAGGCGTACAGTCCAGCCTCGACCACGATGAAGAGCGCTACCGGGCTCCACGTCGCTAGAAGCCCTCCGGTCATTCCCCAGTTAGCGCCGTACGCTGCGTTAGCCGCTACAGTCCCTGCGACCCCGAAGCCGAGTGCGACCCTCAGCAGCCAGTGAGACCGTTCGAACCTTGCGGCGAATACGTTCACAAGACCTAGCGCGAGAAGGAACGCATCGATGCCGATAGGTGTCAGGCGTGCGTCAACCCCGTACTCTCCGTACGCCAGGCCTTCGAGGTAGATATGCCCGTAAGACGTGGTGAAGTTGACGCCTACAACGGTAAGGATGCTAACTATTACCGCAACCAGTAGCCCCCGGTCGAGCTTCCCGAAGTCGGGGGTCATACGACGTACTCGATCTGACGGGGAAGAAGGGCAGGAGCCCCCGCGCCCGGGATGACCTCGATCCGGTAGCCGAGAAGGGACACGGGACCAGGGCCTTCAGGGATCATCCGGACCCCGTAACGGTCACGGAGACTGAGAAGCGCATCGTAAGATCGTGCGCCCATAACCCAGTGGTCCCCGTAAAGCCCGTCGCGCCTGAGCCTCAGAGCCTCATCGTACAGATGACGGACCCGACGCCCGTCAAGTGTGTCTTCCCAGTCCGGATCTGGGATGGCCCCGAACGTCATGGTTTCTACGGCGGTTGCGTCGTAGCGGTGCTTAGCGGCCTGACGCTTCCGGAGGATTCTTGGGGTGCGGATGTTCATGCCCCTGCTGTAAGCGATGACACGGGCAGAGCCCGCTTGAAACGAAAAGGCCCCTCAGACGTTAAGGTCTGAGGGGCCTTCAGGTCTTACAGGATTCAGGCGACTAGCAGCTCTACAGGGTCTCGCCAGTCTCCGCGAACATGCTTGACAGCCTCAGCGAGTTCTTCGAACGATTCGTCTCCGGTGGTCTGTACCCCGCGGGTTTCGAGCCAGCATGACAGGATGTCGGCTGGGGTCTCATCGGTCTCTGGGGCGTACATGTCTGCTGAGTTCTTTACGACGGCTTCGTAGCTGACTGGGGTTTCAATGCCGTAGGTGCATGATCTGAGGTAGTTGTTCAGGCAGTAGCCGATCTGACGGATAGCGTACTTAGACATGTCAGTCTCAGGCCACTCCCACATTGACCCAACGTGCCCGAGGTCACGCGGGGGCAACGCCTCATGCTTCTTACGCTGAACCTTTTTGGCGTATGCCATCCGGCACTTTGGGGTGCAAAACTTCGCCCCAGCACGGACGCCTTCAAGACTCCCGGAGCATGTAGCGCACACAGTCTCTTCAGGCTCCCGGTGCGGCAGGGCACACTCCGCGAGGATCTTGAGTGCCTCGCTGTGCAGCTCATCGGTTCCGACCAGCAACGCCTTCCCAGTCATCATGCTCAGCGGGATCTGAACGGCCTTGCGGGCCGCCGAGACAGCTTCGGGGGTTGAGGCCCACGGGTGAAGCTTGAGGGTTGTCACGTTTACAGTCCTTTTTAACGTCTGAGGTTTAGGAGTCGTACCGGGGGAAGGGGGAAGCTGAGGGGCTTCTGTCGCGGAACGATACGGTGACCGTAGCGTGTCTAAGTATGCTTACGCAAGCTAATCAACCTGCGAAAACACAACGTTGTCATACCGGCTGATCGGTTTACACGATCAGGTAACGATTCGGCCTCGAAGCCCTTCAGGCTTGTCACCCGAACGGGTATCACCGCACCCCGGATGTAAACCCGGAGGGCGGTGAAGGCGTCTAGGGCCTCAAGACCGATTCGGTTCTGTGATGGCACGGGCAGGTAAGGGGAGCCTCGCAAGTCGCGTGCAAGTCTTGTACGGTCCCGAACGCGAGTGCGCGAAAGCTGTCCGTGGCCGCAAGGTTCGCGGCCTTCAGGAACGATCCGGCTTTACGGCATGGGTCGCAGATCATCCGGCCGCCTTGGATTCGACCGGTGCGGGCGACTCGGGCTCTGGCACGTTCCCGGTCTCACGGCACGCAATAGCCAGGCAGCGCCAGGCCGCATGAACCAGCGGATGAGCCCCGGAGTCAGGGTCTGTAAGTTCTCCGCGCTTCCACTTCATAAGATGGGAAAAGATCGCTGCTTCGTGGGAGTCGTCTACATACCACGGTGGCTTACCGCCCGCCTGACGCTTCTTCGAACCATCACCCGTAGCCTTCGCAAGCTCCGTAGCGAAACGGTTAAGAACGTCATTCCGTTCCGCGCCCCAGTCAGTCATTAAGAAATGCCTCCACATATTCGCGGGCGATAGGCACGATCCCTATTCCAGAAATCCATGTGAAAAGAACGTATCCCCGGTCTAGTGCTATCTGGGCTTCAAGCTTCGCGCCTTCAGACAGTGACCAGCCCATAAGAAGCACAATCCCCCGGGCGTTATCGATCAGTGAGGCAACATCAGCCGCAAGGTACTTGTGCCGCGGTAGATCCGTCCGGCCCCCGAAGAACTCAGACGGATCAATTACAGTCCAGCCATCCGCGCGCAAAGCCGCAGACACCTTACGGAACTCCGGATAGTTAAAGTCCGGGTAGAGAGTCATTGGCCCTGACACGTACAGTGTTACGCGCTCGCTCATTCTGCAGCCCCCGCGAAGTCGCATCGATGGGTTGCCAGAGGATTTCCGCACTCACCGCATGGGGCGGTTAGGGTGTCAGGGCCTTCACGCCGGAGCTGAGCTACCTCAGCCCCTAGAGGCGTTACATCCCATTCGTGCTTGATGTCACCCGCACGCCTCCACGACCTGACAGACTGCCCGTCTAGACGGGCTACGAAAGCCCCGTAGCGCGCAAGCTCAAGCCAGTGATAGTCATAAGCCTCAACCTCGATCGCCAAATCCTGAAACGGGTAAGCCTCGATCCCCGGAGGCGTCCCGTGCCCCTCGACGGAACGGTAGATCCGGATAGACCCAGGGCGAAGAAAGGCCATTACTCGATACCGCCTTTCAGCTTGACAACCCTCTGAAGCTCAGTAACCCAGACGAGTTGCGCAGGGACGTGTCTGTTGCTCGACTTGACCACGCGGACTAGAAGTGAATCGCCGTCATAGCTAGCCCCGGTTTTGACGATCACGCCTATCCTGGTCGCCATACCCCAGTGCTTCCGGACTGTGTAGGCGATAACGTCCCCTACGGCTACAGGGCCGTTGAGAACCCGGGTCATGCTGCGACCGGAAGAGGCTCATCATCATCGGGTGCCAGGAACCACTCGGACGTGAAGACTTCACGCACGAAAGCCTGACCGCCCGCACGATCCGCGAGAATCCGGGCTTCGTCTTCTGTGTCTACGACGATCCGGACGGGAGGTTTCGGCGCGGGCTCATCCCATCCGAACGCCCATTCCTGAAAGTGTTCGGGGATCTCTAGGCCTGCGATGCTGATCATGCCGCTTCCGCCTCTCGCCTTTCGGCTGTTTTGATTCGGTGACAGTTAGCGCAACGAACGTCGCACTTCTCGATCTCGGCTAGGATGGTTTCCCAACCCGCCTTGCTACCTCCGGCGATATTGAAGAGCTTCACAACCCCCGGCCTGTGGTCAAAGTCAAGCGCGTCAGGGTGTGCGTTATATCCGCAATCGACACAGCCCCGTTCGATCTTTATTGCACGAACTCGCTCGCGCCGGACTTGACGATAGTGACGACTCTGCTCGTTCACGGCTTCTCGATGGAGCGCCCGCCAGCGGCGGGGATAGTCGGGATTGGCCGCCTCCCAGCGCCGTCTACGATCTCTCACGGCTTCATAGTTATCGGTACGATAGCGCCGCTGAGATTCTTTTACCTGTTCAGGGTTCTCTGAGGTATAGCGACGCTGAGACTCTGCGTGACATTTAGGGGTGCGAGTGCATACGCCCCTCTTATTGTCTGACATCAGGGAGCCTCCGCAGATATCGCAGATCACTTGAGATACCCCTTAATGTCGCCCTCTGCGAGATAGGTTTCATTCACGTCCGCAGGCAACTTCACAAGCCTTGCGGCCGGAAGAACGTCGAGGATCGCAGACGCGAGCCCTAGCCCCGCTTCGTCAGGGTCCGCCAGAACCCAGACCCTTTGATATCCCCGGAAGAGTTCGTGCCAGTGACGGTTACCCGTCCACTGGGTAGCGCCTGGGATGCCCACGCACGGAACGCCGCAGAGCGCACTAGCTGTGATCGTGTCGAGTTCACCTTCGGCGATTGCGACCTCTCCGGTTTGGTCAGCGGTATCAAGATCAGCCGTGTTGAAAAGATGCTTCGCCCCACTAGCCATATACTTCGGCTTTCCGCCATCAAGACGGCGAAAGTTGAACCAAACAACCCCATCCGGCCGAAGGTACGGTACAGAAAGCCAGCCTTCGCGTATGTCGTCGCAGAGTCCCAACAGGAATCGGGTAGCCACTGATCGGTCGATTCCGCGGCTTTCAAGGTATTCATACGCCTCCGGGGTCATGTTCTCGTGGTACCGCTCGGCTGTTGAGCGCATAAGCCCTAGGGCTTTCCGGTCGAACTCCATTAGCGGCGCTTCCGCTTCTTAGGCTCTGACCACGCAAGCCCCAGGGCCAGGCAGAGAAACACGATGCCTAGAACCACGATGTATCCGTCGCCTTTCATGTCTAAGCTGTAAACGATGACATCGACCGATGATGATTTAGGGAACGGAAAGGCCCCAGCGTCCCGAAGAACGCTGGGGCCTTGAAGCCGTGGGGGCTACTCGCCCGGAAGGTTGCGGACGTAACCCGCGATCTCAGTGAACGTGAGCGCCGTACTTGATGCTGTCGAGAAGGTCGCGCCCGGTCTCCTCGCACTTCCCGGCCTTGACCGCGAGGTCCGTCAGAACCCCAAGGCAGCAATGCGAGCGCGAGCCGTCCGGACCAACCTTCGTCAGCGCTCCCCGGCCTTGCGTGTACTCCCCGCTTTCAAGCGCCTCGATCCACTGGGCTTTAACCTCGGGGTTCATTCGGTGAGTCATCGGGTTCCTTTCGTTTGGCGTCTTCGGGAGTCCCTGTAAGTGATGACAACCGCAGTCGTACGGGCAGCGATTGAAGAACCACTCGGCATGACACGGGCAGTCACAGTCATCTATCTCCGCTTGTACTTCGAGCGGATGAGCCTCGACCGCTGAGCGGTCCTCCGGGCCGTCAGCTTCGAACGCTGAGAAGACCTCATCCCAGACGACTCGGGAGACGTGAAGGCCTTGAATCCTGCTAGCTCCGTTGCGCGGACCCTTGCCGTTTGGAAGTCGCATCGCTCGATCTCCTGTATCAAATCGAAACCATCCCCCGCGATCCCGCAACCGTGGCAACGGAAGCGCTGAAGGACTGTGTTGTATGAGGCGCTAGCGGAGCGGTCCCCGTGCCACGGGCATTGAATTGGTCTCCATCCGTGGGATGTCTCGTCCAATTCGAGATGAGGCGCTAGACCCTTCAGAATGGCCGCTATGGCTGGTTTAGCGTAGGTGTAGGTATCTGTACCCGAAGGGGCTTTACGGGCGTCAGAGGCCCCTCTGTGGGTCGTACAGAAGGTGCTGTGATCCTCGCCTTCTGATCCTTGATGATCTCTGCGGCTGTCGTCCGCTCGACCCTCAGAACCCCAGCCCCAAGCTGTCTCCCCAGGTTCTCCGCAGTCCCTAGCTTCGAGTCCCAATCCCCCGCCTTCTTATCGGCTTGAGCGGCTTCACGCTTCCGGGTCTCTTCGTCCGCCTCGCGGATATCCTCATCCGACATATAGACGGTTGTCGGGTCCGCAAGGTATTCGAGAAGATCAGCACCCGAAAGACTTGACAACCCGGCGGTCCCGCAACTCATGAACTTGAAAGAGAGCTTCCCTTTAGGCGTCCGCCCGACAACCCATGTGATGTATACGGGCTGAGCGAGATCGTCCGTAGGGTGGTTGAGCCTGAGAGCGAGGGTCATCCCTGGGGCGTTGAGTTCCCATCCGTACTCGACGGCCTGGTCGATCACCTTGCGGATCTGGGCGGGAAGGTCTTTGGAGACTTCGGCCGCGAGGTCGCTAAGGTCACTCACCCCAAAGCCATCCGCAGATCAGCCGATGATCATCCTTGATGGCTTCGACGCGCTTCCATGCGTCTGCGATCGCTGCGGGCGTCTCAGGCGGAAGGTCTGAGGTCGGAATGCCGTAGCCGAGAATGGCTTCAGTAACCCCGCCCTCCCAGTCAACCTTATCGCGGAGCGCTTGCTTGTTCGGGAACGCCCAGGACATTACTTCCCCTTCTTCTTCAGGTCTTTAATCAGCTTGTCGGTCGCCTTCTCGCAAGGCTTGCAAAGCTGACCCTTCGGGGTCTTCGGGTCTCCGCAGTTCTGGCACGCCATTTAAGCCGCCTTCTCTCTCATTGATTGGGTTATGCTCATCCTGTAAACGATGACTAAAAGCGTGACCAGACCAAACGCAGAGACACGAAAGCCCCTCAGTCCCTGAAGGCCTGAGGGGCTTTCGTGCTTAAAGGCTAGTTAGTCCTGAGCGGTCAGAAGCCGAAGCGGGCGGCTCGCATAACTGTCCGTGTACTTAGTCCCGCTAGCGCTAGTCCATCCGTCGTCGTAGTTCCGAATGAACACGTCCCCGTCAGCGTCGATGTACGCACGGCCAGTCAGGTAGGCAGGCTCCGGGGGCTCGACCAGTTCAACCGTAACGCCCTGGGGCGTCTCCTTGCCCGACGTGAACTGCCCTCCGAAGTACACGTAATGATTGTGCCCGGAGTCCGTCTCAATGTGCGTGCATCCCCTGTGATCGTAATCGCGGACGTTGCGAATGACCCCCTTGAAGCTGACCTTGATCCGATCGCCAACCTTCGCCTCATGCCGCTCAGTCATCTTGCCTCCGTAATCTGGGGTTCTGCGGTTCCGTGCATCCCTGTAAGCGATGACCGGCGCGCAAACCCCGCGCGCCTTGGAGCCGCTCACCGGATCTTGGCGAAGGCGTACTTCAGGGCCTTCCGGGGCGTGACGCCCCTCGCGGTCAGAACAGGCTCATCATGGTGTCGCCTGGCCTCGACGCTGATACCGCCGTAATGAGGCGTGAAGGTTACAATCCATCCGGCTTTAAGGACTTTACGAAGCACGGGCTCTCCAAGCTCGATAAGGCGGGTTAGCTAGATACTCGACCAGACGTGAAGGGTCATCTTTGATCGTGCCCAACAGCCGGTTGCACGGGCCGCACAAAAGCCCTCTGACACACTCAGGGCATCCGGTCGTGGGAGCGTGAGCGCAACCTTTGGCGTGATCGTGGTCAACGGCCAAACGGCGCGTAGCTCCCGTGGCGCGACGGCAGATCGCACACTTGCCGTTCTGGTAGGCGTAGAGGCCCCAGTACATCTCGCCTGAGATCCCATACGTTCTCTGGACTCTGGCCGCGTGAGCCATGAGGGACTTCTGACGCCTGGCTTCGCGTTCAGCTTTCGTCGGCAACGGGTTCGTAACCGATGCTCGACACGACTACCGGGCGGACTTGCTTGAAGTCGATCAGGTCGCCCGCGTCATCAAAGGCCCACGTGTCTTGACGCTCCGTCAAGCCCTCTTCGTACGTAGCGCGCCAGAGCGCCCCGTCCTTCGTGCGGATCACAAGCTCATGGATCGAAGTCCATCGGGTCGTATCGCCCGTAGGGCGGTTCTCGACCAGCTCTGTCACGTCGAACTCTGCGAAGCACTCCGGATAGTGATCCATGTACTCAGTGCCCGGAGTCGTGATACTCGCTAGCTCCTGAGCAAGTTCCCTGGGCAGCTTAAGCGTAGGCATTACCAGTCCTTCTTTCCGTGAAAGGCATTAAGGTACGCTTCTGCCGTCGAGACACTAGGCCCCGTACGTTCCGTCACTTGCATATTGGCGGGGTTCGCATCGAACTCAATCGGCTTCGAAGCCGTCGGGTCGGTTGGGCCGCTGCTATTCTTGACCGCTGCGACCTTATAAACCGAATCGTAAGGGTTGTATGCGACACTCAGGATCAAGCGGGGATACTGGCTTATCTTCCCCAGGATCGAAGACCTCGGAAGCGGTTCGGTCGTCGGAGAGTCAGTTGTATGATGCGCGCAAATCACCAGCATTTCGTACTTCCGCGCCATCAAGTCCAGTTCAAGGGTTAGGGCTTTTAGCGTCTTCCATTCGTCATCGTAGCCAGAAGTCATGTTGCCGATGTTGTCGATTACGATGATTTCTGGCGGTACACCGAAACGCTCAAGGTAGGCGTCAAGTTGCAGGTATATATCGTCCAGCGTTTCGGCCTTGAAATCCGACTGAATATAAGCCATCTTCGCGAGCGTATCTTTTGTGGCAGAGTCATCAAGGTCTTTCTTCAGCTCTAGGAACGACTGATCCATTTCGGTCGCTGCGAACCTCGCCGCTGCCGTGGCTTGATCTTGATCCAAGGCAAAAACTAGGGCCGGACGTTTCCAGCGGGCAATCAGGTTGCTGATAAGAAGTGACTTTCCCGCGCTCCCCGGGCCAACAATTAGGCAAAGCTGAGAACGGAAGAAACGGATACCGTTTCGCTCAAAACTTGGATAGAAGTCCGTCTTCAATTGCACGCCCGTTTGGCCGCGGTTTTGCGATGCCATGAAAAGGCTTTGCATCAAGCCGCCTCTTCTACGTCAATGCTCTGTCTAAGCGGAAGCCCACGACGAAACCGTTCGAGAATGAAAGCAGCCGGGCGCTTATCCTTTTTGGACAAAATGCTCCTGCTTCAAGAGTGTGATGATCCAGCAAGCAAACGCTGTGACCAGAACGCTAACCACGATCCAGACGCCTACGATCACGCCTATGACTTCGAGCCAGTCCATTAGAAGGCGTCGAGAATGTCGGTAAAGGTCTCAACGGGCTTTGAGACCCAGGGGAGCCGAACAGCCGTGAACTTCCGGGCCTTCGATGCCCCGACGTAGCCGGGCTCAAGGATGCCAGCGTTCGCCAGGGCGTCTAGAAGCTCTGAATACGTGTGCCACGGCATCGAGGACGCGATGTAAAGGTGTGAGTGACCCGGGGTCGATGAGGGCACTAGAGCCGCGGGGACATCAAGGTCCAGAACGACTTGATGACTGTTAGTCCCCCGGAACTGAGACGTGACGATATCGGCCTTATCGAACGACTCGACCTCTTCGACCTTATCGCGCCAGTCCGGAGAGTCGGAATCGCTTCCCCACTTCAGAACTTTGAAGATCCGGAGCTTATCGAACGGCATAGGACGAAACATGAGTCTCCTAAGGTTGAGGGTTGATAAGACGTGTCCGGGGCGGGATTCGAACCCGCGACTTCCCTTTCAGTTCCCGGAGCTACCAGGGCGCGCGCGGTTACTCTGCCTCTGAGTTACCCGGACGGTTCCGATTGTTTTACCGACAGGCACAATCGGGAAAGCCTGAACTAGATGAGCCCAAAGCCCCGAAGGATCAGCATCAAAGCCGACAGGCCCGCAAGACCCATAAGGCCCCCGAAGCACATAGACCAGAGCTTGTCTGTCAGCGTCAAACTGTCTGACGACAGTCGGGCTGTGATGCCTTCGCGGCGATGGCTAGTCATCTTGCCTAGGCCGCCTGAGCCAGAGGCGCGGAGTCGGCATCAGGGCGCGCGTAAGCCGCCTGGTATCCCTGAGCCCTCCCGTCCATACCGGACCACGTAACCGCGAGATCCCCGCCCTCTTCGAGATCCGGAGCCCCCGTGGACTTGACGGCCGAAGCGATCGCCTTCAACATGCGGGGCTTCTCCGCGTACAGAGTGACCCTCGAAGACTCATCGCCCGGAACGACCTCAAGATGAATCTTGACGCCCATAATCGGGTCGCCCGACTTCTCAAAAAACTTCAAGTCGCCCTTCTTGACCCCACGCTTCGGGTCATCCATGAATTCCGTACACTGATAGTCCTCGAAGGCGACGATCCTTCCGGCTACTGAGTCCCCAAGGGTCTTAAAGCTGACGCGCGGGTAAGCGCCTGAAGTCTGGCCAATGATCGACAATCTGAGTTCCTTTCGTTACTTCGAGAGATAGTCGGAGAAGTGAACAGAGCCCCGGATGCTAAGGACTTCGCTGTAAAGGTGAGCGGCGTCCGTGTCCTTAGCCCTAATGCCCAGGGCAGAAGTCAGGGCCTCGCGAAGCGCGTTCGCGTACTTGCGAGGCGACTTGCTAGGGTGTCCGCTAATGAACTCCGTCATCCCCAGAATGAAGTCCGCTTCGCCCTCAGACAGCTCTAGGACGATCTTGGCTGGGGGCTGCTTCACGGGCTTCGGGGCGATCTTTGTTGCCTTAGCCATACTGACCTTTCGTTCGTTTGCCTGGCGTATAAGCTGTAAGCGATGACTTAGCTAGTCAGCGGGTAAGGGATCAGGACCATAGACGCCCTAGCCGTGTCCTGAAGGCTGTAGAAGCGCCGTACGAACAGCGGGGCGCAAGCCGGGCACGCTAGCCCGGCCTCTGAGTCGTCAGCCTCTACGACCGTGTAGGCCGCAGGCTGACCGCACTTCGAGCAGTTCATTCGCCCGCCTCGATCGGGAAGGGCTCCCCGGCGTTGAGCTGAAGGGCAATCGAGTTCAGGGCCGCAACGTCCCCAAGGCGAACAGGGAAGACGTAAGAGTCAAGGTCCGGAAGGAAGTCCGTAGGGAAGACCTCTAGCGCCAGTAGCCCCGGCTCACGGGCGATCATCTCCCCAGGCTCAAACTCGCGAAGACGAAACCTCATCAAGCCGCCTTGGGGGGTCGGTAATCAAGAAGCTTCGTCATAAGCGTGTCAGAGCCGCTAGCGCTGTAAGAGCTACCGGCCCAGGAATGAAGAGCCTTGATAGCGTCGTGAGCGTTCCCGTAGCCTTCAAAGTCATCGGGAAAGATGGACGAATCCCACGCATAATTGCAAGAGCATCCGGCGTCCTGGGCCCAGTAGAACACGCCATCCTTGAGCCAGACCGCGAAGACGTTCCAGTCATAGCCCAGGCCATCATTGCTCTCGCCAAAAGCCTCATAACCCGCTTCGGCCAGTTCGTCAACGTTCACTTAAGCCGCCTTAGTCATTTCGGTCTTATACGGATCGAGCAATACCGCTTCACGCTCGAAACGATTCCAGTCGAATAGCCTCTTGCACGCTAGAAAAGCCTCAAAGGCCTCATCGGTCTTTGCGAGCTTGTGTAGCTTCACGGACCTTGGGCGAACATGAAGCACGCCCTGAATGTCCGCCTGGGGCATCGGG